GAGGTTGTTAGATGCTCAGGTGGATTTGTAAGTAATGCAAATGCTGCTGTTGGATCTGCAGTAACTACACTTAAAATCTTTAACTATGATGATTATAATGATAATCACTATAGTGATACTACTTACTATTATGCAGCAAAAACTGCTGGTGCTCATGGAAATGGTATTAAAATATGCACTATTGATGCTTTTGCAGATCAAATTCTTAGTGGAATTACCACATCTGGAATTACAGTTGGTGCTGGTGTAACTCAAGAAACTACTGCACAAATACCACTTACTGATGGAACAGTAGGAACTCTTGATGGATACATGAAGGGCATTGTTACTGAAATTGGTACTGGAGAAATTACTGTTAAATTTGTCTCTCATGTTTCTGCAGCAGGAACTGAGTATAAATTAGATTATACTGAATCAGGACCTTACGAATTCAAAATTGATACTGCATTAACAGTTGGTGGTGCTACAGGTTCTGCAACCACAACTGCTGTTGCTGTAACTAGAGGTTTTGTTGGTTCAACTGCAGGATCACATGTCGATGGGGAGGATATAAGAGCATATAACCGTGTTGGAGCAACAAGTTTAGATCAGGCAGGTGGACAATCTGTTGGTACTGCTGTAACTGGATTCTTCGTTGCAGATACTACTGGAATTAATACTAATTCTCACTATCTACTAATAAATAATGAATTATTTGATCCAATTGAAGTTTATGGAGACAACTTTGTTGCTATTGGAACAGATACAACTGCAGCAGCAGATAATAGAGGTAAAGTTGGAACAACAACTGCAACTCATGTTGATGGAAGTACTGTTACTATTTTAACTTATAATACTGCAACAGGTGTTGGTACTACCGTAGGAACACTTGATGGATCGATAGATGATACTGTCACAAGTATCAATTTACATGTTCCTGAAAGTGATATTAATACTAATGATATTATTTCTATTGATAACGAATTTATTCAACTTACTGGTGACATATCTGTTACTAGTTCTTTAACTCCAACTGGATCTAAAAATTGGTACGATGAACAAAATTTAGGATTAGATAATAGTACAATAAGTTGGAAATCTCTTGCCCCCAAACCAAAAACTTCAGAATTTGCTGAAAGTAGAGGTACTAGAAATGATGAAATACATGTTGTTATTGTAGATGACGATGGAAAAGCTAGTGGAACTCCAGGTTCTATCTTAGAGAAGCATTTAGGATTATCCAAGGCACTCAATGCCACTAGATCATCTAGATCTGGAATTTATTATAAGGACTATATTAGAGATGGATCTTCATATATTTACGTAGGTGCTCATGAAACTGGATCTGCAACTGGATTTACTGCTGGAGCTGCAAGCTTAACTGCTTTAGGGTCTAATGCAGGTGCTTCTGGACAAAATGCTGAGGATGTAATTGCATTCAATGCATGTGGAGGAAAAATTTATACTTTAGATAATGGATATTCTTACAGTGGATCAACAACAAGTCCAGGATATAATGTAACTTTAGCTAATGTTGTTTCAGGATACTCTGAATTCACTGATGAAAGAATTCCCATCGATTTCTTGATCATGGGACCTTCTATGGCAACAAGTGCCCAGGAATCACAAGCAAAAGCAAATAAACTAGTTGCTATTGCAAATCAAAGAAGAGATTGTATAGCTTGTATCTCACCACATAGAGATCACGTTGTTGGAAACTCTGCTGGATCAACTGACATTACTAATAAAATTATTAATTATTATGAGGGAATAACTCATAGTAGTTTTGCGGTATTTGATACAGGATATAAGTATACATTTGATAGATTTACAAACTCCTTTGTATACTTACCTACCAGTGGTGATGTTGCTGGTGTTATGGCAAGAACTAATGCTATTAACTTCCCATGGTATTCACCAGCAGGTGCTACTAGAGGGGCTTTAAATAATGTCATCAAACTTGCATATAATCCAACTCAATTAGAACGAGATAGATTGTATGGAGCAGCAATTAATCCCATTATCACTACAAGAGGTCAGGGAACAATTCTTTTCGGAGATAAAACTGCTTTAGGTAAAGAAACATCTGCATTTAGTAGAATAAATGTTCGTAGATTATTCTTATTCGTTCAAGAGGCAATTAGTAGATTCTCAAGAGGATCTATATTTGAATTTAATGATTCTGTAACGAGATCTAATTTTGTTAATACTGTAGATCCATTCCTTAGAGATATTCAAGCAAAGAGGGGAATTACTCAATTTAGAATTGTTTGTGATGAGAGTAATAATGGTCCAGACATTATTGATCGCAATGAATTCCGTGCTGATATCTTCATTCAACCTTCAAGATCAATTAATTACATATCTTTAACATTCGTTGCTACTGCGACTGGTGCATCATTCATCGAATCTATCGGTAACTAATTTTAAACTAAAACGAGGTTAAACCAATGTCAAACATCAGTCAAGTTATCAAAACTAGAGAAAGAACTCTAGATGATTTTAAAGCAAGGTTATTTGCAGGTGGTGTACGTCCTAACTTATTTGAAGTTGAATTGTACTTCCCTACTGCATCAGATCTTACTGATTTTGCCGAGTCATCAAGCGCAGCAGCCGCAAGTGATGTTACGAGATAGGGAGCTTCTGGTGGTAGTGGTTCAGTAGATTCTTCGGCCACTGAGGGTAAAAATAGATTAACAGAAGATATTCGTTTTCTTGTTAAAGGTGCTCAGTTACCCGGATCTAATATTACTCCAATTGAGGTTCCTTTCAGAGGAAGAACTTTAAAAATTGCTGGAGATAGAACTTTCGATACATGGACTGTTACAGTACTTAATAACTCTGATTTTAATGTCAGAGATGCTTTTGAAAGATGGATGAGTTTTATTGCAAAGCATGATTCTACTGCAGGAACTTCTGCTCCTTCATCTTATCAGAGAGATGCTTTGGTACATCAACTTGGAGTTCCTGGTATTTCTGCTGAGGCTGCTGTTTATGATGAAACAAATGCTGCTGATTTAAATGCTAATGAGAATGTTCCTGTTTTAAGATCATATAAGTTCTTTGGAGTATTCCCAACAGCAATTTCTCCAATTGATCTTTCTTATGATACAACTGATACCATTGAAGAGTTTACTGTTGAACTACAAGTTCAATATTGGAAGGCATACTCTGGATCAGGTAACTTAAGAATTGACTGATAAATAGGGTATAGGCAATACTCTAAAGATATATAAGATGTCGAGTTTATTTGGATTTTCTTTTGATGATGATAAAAAGAAGGGGAGTGGGAAGAACATAGTTTCTCCCATTCCCCCTTCTAGCGCTGATGAATCCGATTTTTTCGTATCCAGTGGATTTAACAGTCAATATATCGATACTGAGGGTGTATATAAAAATGAGCATGAGTTAATTAAAAGGTATAGAGAAATGTCTCTATATCCTGAATGTGATACTGCCATCGAAGATATTGTAAATGAAGCTATTGTATCAGATATTGATGATTCTCCTGTAGAAATAGAATTATCAAATTTAAATGCCAGTGATAAACTGAAAAAAATAATATATAAAGAATTTAAAAAAATAAAAGAGTTGCTACAGTTTGATAGATCTTCTCATGAAATTTTTAGAAATTGGTATATTGATGGAAGATTATATTATCATAAGGTAATTGACCTAAAAAAACCTGAGGAAGGAATACAAGAATTGAGATATATTGATCCTCTTGATATTAAATATGTTAAAAAGAAAAAGGAAATAAGTGATAAAACAAAAATAATTAATGGTACTCTAACTAGTTTAGAACTAGAATCTGAAATTGAAGAGTATTATGAATACATTGTAGAAAGGGCAAGATATGGAAATGGATCCAAATCAATTAAAATTGCAAAAGAAGCAATTGTCTATTGTACTTCTGGATTAATAGATAGAAATAAAAAGACTACATTATCATATCTTCAAAAAGCAATTAAAGCTTTTAATCAACTTTATATGATTGAAGATAGTCTTGTAATTTATAGATTATCTAGAGCACCGGAAAGAAGAATTTTTTATATTGATGTTGGTAATTTACCGAAAGTAAAAGCAGAACAATATCTTCGTGATGTAATGAGCCGATATAGAAATAAATTAGTATATAATGCAAATACTGGAGAGATTCGTGATGATAAGAAATTTATGAGTATGTTAGAAGATTTCTGGCTACCAAGACGTGAAGGTGGTAGAGGGACAGAAATTTCTACACTTCCTGGTGGACAAAATCTTGGCGAAATCACAGATATTGAATATTTCCAGAAAAAACTTTATCGTGCATTAGGTGTTCCAGAATCTAGAATTGCTAGTGATGGAGGGTTTAATCTTGGAAGATCATCAGAAATTCTTCGTGATGAATTAAAATTCAGTAAATTTGTATCTAGACTTAGAAAAAGATTTTCTAGATTATTCAATGATCTTCTAAAAACACAATTAATTTTAAAAAATATCGTAACTCCTGAAGATTGGAGTTTAATGGTTGAACATATTCAGTATGATTTCATTTATGATAATCACTTTGCAGAATTAAAAAATTCTGAACTCATGAATGAACGATTGGGACTTCTATCAACAATTGAACCATATATTGGTAAATATTATTCTAATGATTATATAAAGAGAAAAGTTCTAAGACAAACTGAAGAAGAAATTTTGGAGATGAAGCAACAAATTGAAAACGAAATTAAATCTGGAGAATTGCCAGATCCAAATGCATTAGAAGTTGATGCTGAGGGTGAAAATACTGGAGTTTTAGGAAAAGTTCCCTTAGAACCTGAGGTTGATGGATCTTCAACAGAAGTTCCTGAAGATCGTTAAGTATAAATAACTTTAGTAATTATAGTAAATGATGGACCCAACATTAGTAGATAAAATCATTGCCGGTGATTCTGCTGCCGAAATTTCTGATTATATTAAGGACACACTTTTTGCTAAATCATCTGCAAAAATTGATAATGCGAGACCTGAAGTAGCAGCACAACTTTTCGGGGATAATGAAGAAGATTCTACAGAAGATGTAGAAACTCCTGATGAAGAAGAAACTCCTGAGGAGGAATAATGTCAAGAACCTTAGTTAAAGGTAATGAAATTGTATTACCAACTTCCGCTGGTGCTGGAACAAGTTTTTCAGAAGCAACCGTAGTTCGTCTTTACAATAGCGATACTGATCCGCATGTAGTTACAGTTCAAGAAACTGCGGGTGGAACAGGTATTGGGTCATTTACTATGCCTGCAGGACATGTTGAATTTTTAGAAAAAAATCCAACATACACTGTTTTTTCGGATAGTGCTACCGTTTTAGGAGCAAAAGTAGGATTCACTGCATAAAAAATGAAACTAATCACAGAAGAAATCGAATCAGTAGAATTTATCGTTGAGGACCGCAACGGTAAAAAGTCAATGTATATTGAAGGAGTTTTTCTTCAAGCAGATATTGCTAACCGCAATAAGAGAATGTATCCTATGGATACATTAAGAAAAGAAGTTCAAAGATATAATGAAACTTTTGTACAAAAAGGTCGTGCTCTTGGTGAATTAGGTCATCCAGATGGTCCAACAGTTAATCTGGATAGAGTTTCTCATAAAATTACTTCACTTAAAGAAAGTGGAACTAATTTTATTGGTAGAGCAAAACTTCTTGATACCCCAATGGGCAATATTGCCAAATCTTTAATTGGTGAAGGAGTTAGATTGGGAGTTTCTTCTAGGGGAATGGGTTCTCTTAGAATGACTGATGAAGGAGTCAATGTAGTTGAAAGTGACTTTATGCTTGCAACTGCAGCTGATATTGTTGCCGATCCTTCCGCACCTGATGCTTTTGTTGATGGTATTATGGAGGGTAAGGATTGGGTCATGGAAGGTGGTATTATCCGTGAAAAATTAGTTGAAAAAACTTACAAGCAAATTAATACCCTCGTAGATGAAAGAAGTTTACAAGAGAATAAGTTAAAATTATTCCAAAATTTCCTTTCAAATCTATAATAATATAAATAAATTTAGAAAAACCTAATCGAGAACACACTCGGAGATAGAAATGTCACTTGGAAAAAATTTACAAGAAATGGAAAACGTAGTTAATAAAAATGCTGCGGCTGCTGACCCAATGCAAAGTGTCCCTACTTCTGTAGTTGCCGGTCAATCAATTGAAGATCTAGGAGGACCTACTCCTGAAAATTATAAAACTGATGATGATTCTGCAAAACTAAAAGATCCAGGAGCAACACTTTCTAAAGTTCGTGACGTTGCTACAAAAAATGCAAAACAAGCAGATCCCATGCAATCTGTAAATGCCGGAGTGGCAAAAGAAGAAACTGAAGTAGAAGAAACTTCAGAAGTCGTTGAAGAGGAAGTTGTAGAAACACCTCAATACAACGTTGATGAAGATCTTTCTGCTTTACTTTCCGGTGAAGAACTCTCCGAGGAGTTTCAAGAAAAGGCAAAAACAATCTTTGAAGCTGCCATTACTGCAAAGGTAAATGAGGCAGTTAAAGAGATTGAAGAGCAATACGAAGAAAAACTAGTTGAAGAACTAGTTGAATATAAAGTCGAACTCACTGAAAGAGTTGACTCTTATCTTGAGTATGTTGCTCAAGAATGGATGGAAGAAAATGCTCTACAAGTAGAGCAAGGTCTTAAGTCCGAAATGACCGAATCATTCCTTTCTGGAATGAGAGGACTTTTTGAAGAACATTATGTATCAATCCCTGAAGAAAAATATGATGTTGTAGAAAATATGGTAGAAAAACTTGATGAGATGGAGTCCAAACTCAATGAACAAATTGAGAGAAACATTTCTCTAAATCAAAGACTTGGTGAGTCTGTTGCAGATCACATCCTTGCAGATGTATCTGAAGGTCTTGCCATTTCTCAAAAAGAGAAACTTGCTTCCCTCGCAGAAGGTGTTGAGTTTGAAAGTGAAAAAGAATACCGTGAAAAACTAGAAACTCTCAGGGAATCTTATTTCCAAAAGAGTACTGTTATCAATGAGGAAGCAGATACTCCTCAAATGATTTCTGAAGATGCGATTGCAGAAGCTCCTTCTGGATCTTCCATGCAGGCATACCTCAGAGCACTTCAATTCACCACTAACAATTAATTTCCAAGCAAATGCAAGATTCACAAATGCT